TCAAGAGTTCGCAAAAAGTCAGATAGCAGTTAAAGAGGCACAACTAGCACTTGCAACGGTACAAGGTGAACTAAATAGAAAGATAGAGGAGCAGAAGACAATTGTTCAAGATGTACTTAAGACCGACCAAGAGCGAACCAAAGCAGGAGAGGCGGCTATTAAGGCATTAGACAAACGTACTAAGTTAGAGGCTGACATATTAAAGGAGCAACTAAAACAAGCGGAATTATCAGCGGCACAGAACGACACGGATCGAGACGCGAAGATAGAAGTAGCTCAGTTGACTAGCGACCTTGCACAGTTAGAAGCAAATCGACTAAAACAGAGTTTAGAAATCCAGAACCAACTAAACGGGATAGAGAAAAGTTCTATAGATAAAAGCAAAGCATTAGCCCTAGAACTATCTAAGGTGCAACTAGAACAAGCACAAGCCACCAGTGACGAGATAATAAGAATTTCACAAGAGGATGCAGATAAAAGGGTAGTAATAGAACTGCAACGAACTAAGAGAATAAACGATAATGCACTCTTGGCAATTAAGCAGCAACTAATTAATGAGGAGATAACAAGAGAAGAGTTTGATGTTAAACTATTAGAGCGCCAACAAACACTGTTGGAGCTAATGAGGGCGGCAAGAGTAATAGCAGGGCAAGACACTACCGAGCTAGATAATCAATTAGCAGATATGCAGATCGCTAATATTGAACGGATCAACGCGGCTCAGAAAAAAGGAACCGATGCAACCGTAGAAATAAAAGGAACTGCCTTAGAGTCTGAAATAGGCTTTGCAAAGCAAGGAGTAAATATTGCAAAACAAGCGGCAGGAGATAACGCGCAAGCACAAAAGGCAGCAGGTCTAGCCGCTATTGGTATCAACTTAGCGGAGGCAATAACCAAGGCATCTACACTAGGGCCAGCAGGTATTATATTTGCTGTTCTGTCTAGTGCAATTGCAGCCGCTCAAGTAGCTAAAGTAAAAGCTACAGATACAAACTTCGCGGGTGGTGTGATCGGATTAGACGGCCCAGGAACAGGAACAAGCGACTCTATTAACGCAAACCTATCGAAAGGCGAGTCAGTAATGACAGCCAAAGCAACAACGGTTTACGCTCCGGTACTTGCACAGATGGAGCAAGCGGTAGGCAATAGACCTAACTTCCAACTAGGACAAAAGCGGAACTTTGCCAACGGGATTATATCAGCGGGAACAAGCCCAGCGATAAGCAGCACAAGAGCAGAGAACGCAAGCCTAAGCCGTGTTAGTGACGAGATAGGCAAGCGGAAAATCTATGTATCAATTGAGGAGTTCGAGGATAAGCAGCGGGACTTCACCGAGGCAAAGCAGTACGCTAATATTGTGGAGTGATTACTTAATCTTAATCACTACCCCAAACACGAAGCAGCTTTGTTGTAAATCGATATAATAATGCAGCCCGATAAGCGGGGAAACTAAACCCATGTCACGCGATGCGGTAAGGTTTAAGCGAATATCTACACCTTGAGTATAGCCTATTAGGTCAGCTCCAACTTGAACACCACCGAGCGCGACATTAGCACCCGTGGCGAAGTAAGGCCGATCTTGGAATAGACCTACCTCAATAGCGTTATGAGAAAAAGGCACACCTTTAAACTCACGATTAACGCGGTAGGATAAAGACAGCCCACCATCGGTTACGTTCTGGAGCGGGACGAGCTGCGCGAATGATTGGAAGGATAAAAGGATTAGGGTTAATATGATTAGTTTTTTCATGGCTTATAAGTTATTAGTTAAGCAAATGTAAACTAAAAGTTTTAGATAACCTAATCTATACAGTTAACGCCATTTCAATAGTCCCCTTGATATACACAACATAGTTCCTCTTCGCCTCCGTTCTCTTAGATGACAAGACAGCCACGTTAGCCAGGTGTAGTTCTCTGTCGTTCTTAAAAGACTTACTAAGCTCTAGTTGTTCCTTAAGGTGCTTATCTATCTCCAATAATCCAGCAATGATTAGACCCGCGTCCTCGTGCCGTTGTTTAATGTCGGCTACTGTTACCTTGGGCTTGTCTGGTTTAACTCCTATTAAATCATTCATTCTCTTCTAGGTCTTTTTGTACTAATGTTTTAATTCGGCTAGTCATGCTTTGCCCTATCTTATTACACGCCTTTTGAAAGCTGTCTTTGTAAGGTGCAAGATTAACTGTTATTCTATCGTCTGACATATTATTGAATATCTAGCAAATTTACATAATTAATATGTAGCTATTACATAATCGCTATTATATACTAATCCCTCTAATTAACTTAGCGCGAACTAAACAATAGTCGATTGGATATTTTACGCATCAACGGTATTATAGGAGAGCGCGAGCCAGCATTAGAGTCGATTCTAATAGCTAACGGCGTTGGCGAAAACTTCACCGCCCAAATGATGCGCGACTATCTCAGCCAAAATACCGAGGGGCCGTTTACCATAGAGGTTAATTCTATCGGTGGGGACGTAATCCAAGGTTTTGAGATTGCCGATATGATCGACCGCGAGAAAGCAAAAGGCCGCGAGGTTACTACTATAGGAATGCAGTTCGATTCTATTGCATCAATCATATTCTTAAAAGGAGACATTAGAAAAGCCGTTCGCGGTTGTGCTGCATTGATTCATAATTCTTGGCTTCACCCAGATCAATTAGGGGATACCTCTTTAAACGCTCAGACGCTTAGAGAGATCGCCGACGATAATGACGAAGCCGATTTTTCAATGATGGTCGAGTACTTAGCCAAGGCGGGACGAGATAATAAGAGACTCATCCAAGACCTTATGCGTAATGAAACTCAGCTAACAGATAGACAACTGATAGACCTCAATTTTGCGACTGAGATGGTAGCACCAATGAGTACCGTTAAACACGGCAAAGCTTTAAGCTACAATTCCAAAGCACTTAAAGCAATGGCTGTACAATCAGTACAAGAGGAAGCAATAGAAAAAGAAACAAAAGAAGACGAAGATTTAATTTTAAAAACGACAGAGATGAGCGACGAATTAAGCGCAATCAAACAAGCCATGAAAACGCTTAAGGCGTTGATAGTTGGTGGACGTAAATCCATGGTCTTACCCTTAAAGGGTGGAGCGGGTGAACTTTTTGTTTTTTCCGAGGACGGAGAAATAGAAGGTAAAAGAGCGGTATTAGCTGAAGGTGGAGAACCCACAGAGACGCCAGCACCAGAAGGGCCACACGATTTAAACGATGGCCGATCTATTACAGTAGGCGCGGACGGAGTAATCCAGTCTGTAACTGAGTCAGCAGTTGACGCGATGACGGCAATGGAAGCGGATAAGGAAAAGATGGCTGCCGAGATGGTTGTTAAAGACGAAGCTTTAGCCATGAAAGACGAAGAAGTTAAAGCGGCTCAATTAGCCTTAAGCACTTTCAAGTCCGAAACTGAAACTAAGCTAAACGCTATGGCTGCAAGTATTGAAAAGCTTAGCGCAGTGGTTCCCGGTTCAGGAAAAGAGCCAACACGTCACGCGATGTTTACCAAGAGTCAAGATAGCGTTAAAGATATGAAGCCAAGCGATAGACGTTTAGCCTCACAAATTGCTTCACGCAAATAATTAACATAACAACTTATTACAATGGCAGCAAATCCAACGTTTACAACTCCAACCTATGCAGGTGAGTTTTTTGATGAACTATTCGGCCCAACCGTATTAAACCCCGCAGGTCTTGAGGACTTAGGTTTAGCTACGGTTATCGACCGAAGCAAATACAAAGAGACTATTTACGATGCAGACGATACTATCGTACTTGCAGATTCTAGTCCTACCTATACCGATCAAAGTACTACAGCTAATCTAAAAGAGATTAACTTAGAGTTGATCCCTTACCAATTCAATAAGACTATTAGCTTAGACACTATTCGTTTAAGTTGGTATTCTAATAAATTGGGCGCTGGTTCAATGGAAGATTACAGCTACGATCAGTTAGTAGATCAGTATATCAAAATGGTATATGTTCCTAAATTGAATCAGGCACAAGCTAACTTAATCCTTAACGGTAAGACTGGCTTAGACGCGACTGTGGGTAGTTATACCTTTAGCGCTGCTTATAGTGGAGTGTACAACTTGTTCGACGCTTCTAGCGATGTAAACAAGATTAGCATTGCAGCCGACGCTGTTAATGTTGCAACAGTAATAAAGGGAACCACCACTACCTTAACAGTAGCCAGTGACGTTACAACCCTATTACAGGTTAACAACATCATATCGGTACGTACCGCGGCTGGTACTGGTTGGTCTGCAATTAATGGCGATCACACAATCTTATCTCTAACCGCTACAACTGTAGTTATCGGAGTAGATACTGACGCATTGACTAGCTCAAACTATACCGATGATT